GGACTGCCGCTGGGTCCGATGGCCGCTGTGTTGGTCGTGCCCGTCCATGTCAGGTAGTTCGTGACGGTGGACACCGTGCCGTAGGACTGCGCGGCGGCGGGCATGACGGCGCAGGCAATGGCAAAAATGGCGAAGGCGAGAAACAGTTTTTTCATACGTTTAACTTTTGGTGTTTTGGTTGGCGGTTTGCAAATCTTTTTTACCTTTTTAGCCGGTCGTGCCGTTGATAAGAACCTGCGGCAAATCTTTCGCCACAGAAAATTCCACTGCTTTGCAGTCGAGGAAAACATTCGCGGATGGCGACGGGCCGATGCCAGACAGCGGGCGGATGCCCTTGTAATCCACCACGTCCTCGACGCTGATGTTGGACATGACGCGGCAGCCGTCGCGGATGGTTTCGATGCTGTCGGCAAAGCTCTCGTAAAATCCCGGCGTGTTTGGCTGGCCGGTGGATTCGACGGCCATGTTTTTGAAGCCGTGCCCGCGCATCACCACCACCATGTAGTGGTCGTCGGCGCGGTTTAGCTTTGTGCGCTGTCCGCCTTCGTATTCACCCCGCGCAACCTCGCGGACGAACAGGACGAAAATGCGCGGTTGCTCGCTCACCAGCCCGTTGTTGTAGATTTCCTCCCATAGATGGCTCTCGTTCTCGACCACCTTGACCGTGCCCCCGCGTGGCGTAGCGTAGGTGAGAAGCTGGGCGCAGATTGCCCGCAGCACTTCGCTGATGGTCGGGCTGGGGTTGCCGTTGCCGCTGATGGTCGGGTTCATCTGAGTGATTCGGAAAGCTGTTGTTTTGCTGCGTCAATAACTGCTTCTTTTGAATAGTCTGTTATGCTTCCGTCCCTCCTTATTGGAAAGACTCGACGCTGCGGAAGGTTGTGCGCTGGGTCTCCAAAATGATGGCGAGTCGCATATGGACAATCGCTGTCGGACAGGCTGACTGCGCTGCCGTCCAGTTCGTCGGTGTTGCGGACGCAGCCGGCCATGAAGCCACTTTCATACAAAGTTGCATACGACCTTCCCACCTTGCGGATATACGCCCTGCCGACTTCGCTCCGGTCGGACAGCGGCGGCCACGGTTCCGGGCGGTCAACTCCCGTCGCGCCGAAGTTGGACATGACGATGTCGCGCATCTGCTCGCCCATCGCCATCTGGACGGGAAACTTCACGCCGGCCAGCTTCGCCGTGATTTCGGCGGTGAACTTCGTTTCGTCAAATTGGATGGAGAGGTTCATGATGTGGCGTCTCGTCGCGCTTCTCTCCGCTCACGTCGTGCGCGGTGGCCTGCAAAGAGTGGCTCTGGCGGCTCGCGCCAACAAGCCAGCACCGGCAATTGATTACCTCGCTGGCCGGCCCGGCTGGGTCGCCCGGATAAAGCAGCCCGTTGCTGAACGGCTTGCCAAGCTGCACCGGCCCCTGCTCGCCGCACGCGACGTGGGTTGGCCGGACGCGCTCGTCATCTTGCGTCATCCAGATTGCGCTCGTAAATCCGGCCCGCTTGAGCCTGTCCAGTTGGACGCTGCCAAGCGTTACCTGCGCCTCGGTATCCGCCATCACTTCGGCTTCCTTGGCGACTTTCCGGCGCATCTCGCGGGCGACCTCGACCGGGTCTGTGCCCGCGTTAGCCGCTTCGTCACGTGTTTGGTGGATGGTGTCCGCGAGTCTGCCCGAAAAATCCTTGAGGACGGTCTGCCGCTGTTCGGCGAATTGTTCCGACTGCCCGTCCAGTTCCTTCGGCGTCGGCACGGTCGCGGTCGGCTCGGCCTTGCCAAGTGCGGTGTGCGTCTCGCGGTAGGCATCCTCGCCGGCCAGCAACAGTAGGAGCAGTATCGCGGCCTCGTCCTTGCGCTTCTGCTCCTTGGTGGCTTTCTTCTTGGCTTCCACGGCGGCAATGGCGGCGAGCGCGGCGGCCTCGTAGATGTGCTGGGCGCGCAGGCGGGCGGCGGCGAGCGCGGGGGGCATGACCTTTTCGGTGGCGTCACCGGAATGGTCGGGCTGGACGGCGCGGAGCAGGTTGCTGATGCGCGTGGCGAGGGTGGCCTTGCTGCGGTAGTTCTGGAAAGCCATCGGCACTGCGTCAGCATCTGACCATCCGCCTTCCGGCTCGTTCTTCTTGTTCACGCGGTCAACGACCTTCGCCATTGATTCCTGTTTTCCGCGCTTCACTTCCGGCGCGTCGGCTGGGCCGTTGTATTTGTAGATGCTGCCGAATCCGTGGTGCGCGTGGTAGTCGCCAGTCGCCCCGTGCATCTTCACGCGGGCGGTTTTGTTGGCGTGGCTGATGCCTGTAACCGTGCCGTGCTTGAATCCGTTTTCGCCGTGATGAAAGAACACGCTGACGCGTTCGCCTTTGGTAAACGTCTCGCTCTGCATCGCGCCACCGGCCAGCCGTTCAACCGTCCACTGGTTGTGCCCTTCCGGGTTCGCCGCCTGCAAGACGTTGCAAATCCTCTCGGCCAGCGTCCCCCTGCACGTCGCCGGCAAAGCACGCCCGGCGCGCTGCTCCAGCACGGCCAGCGTCACGCGGGGTTTCAGGATGGATTCGGCGGTGATCATGGCTGTCCAAGTTCCGCGCTCGGCCACCACCACGGCGCAGGACATCCCACGCCAATGCTGTCAAATGTCGTCAGGTCAACCGGCCTGCTCCCTGCGCCAAATCGCACCGCCTCCACGGGCGGGTTGATGACCTTGGTGTTGTCGTAGGTTCCGAACGGCGACGGCGTGCTGCTGAACCACGGCACGTTGATGGCCGTCAGGTAGTCGCGCCCGGTCGGGTCGCTCGGCGGAACCACCACGCGGCCTTTGGTGATGGCTTCAAGGTAGGCGTTCGCCACGCGGAAATTCGCCGCCAGCGGGCTGATGTCGCCCTTCTCTGTGCTGATGACGTATTGCAGGTTCAGCGTGCTGCTCACCAGCCCGTAGGCCGCCAGCGACAGGACGTGCTTGAACACTTCTGGTGGAACGCTCCCCGGCGTGAGGCTCAACGGCTGCTTGCCGCAATTCTGGATGGCTCCTCGGAACTGCGCGACGGCCAGATTGATTTGGTCGGTGGCGCGGTCGTCCAGCGTCGGGTCATAGGTGATTTTACTGTCTGGGCTGGTCAGATAGGCGGTGACGCTGTCGGGGTCGGTGTTCTCGTTGGCCTTGGCCAGGATGCTTCCAGCGATGACCTTTGTCAGGTCATCCACAATCGGCACCACCCAGTTGGTAGGATTCGCCATGTTAAAATTGAAAGCCGCCGAACCGTTGAGGAGGAGTCATCGGCTCGGCGGCATGGTTTGGTGGTCTGGGGCAGTCGTTACTGGACAACCACGGCGCTGTAGTTCGTCAGCGCGCCGCTGGAGCTAGAATTCTGGACGCTCTCCAGATAAAGGCTCAAGCCGTTGGCCACGGCCGGCGTGCTGGACTTGCTATACACGATGTTGGTCGTGACGGTGGCCGTGCCATTTAATGCCAGAGAAACTGTTGCAAACGTCCCACGCACGGTGGATGACTGGTTCACAAACGTCGTGGCGTTGTTGGTGATGGTGATGGGCAGGACGCTGCCGGTAATCACGAACACGGCGCTGCCGTTGGTCGAGGCGGCGGTGACGCCGGTCGCGGTCAACTGCAACACCAGGTCGCCGTCAACAATGTTGCCGGGCGTGATGCTGATCAGGTTGGTTTCGGTGGTCGAGGCGGCCAGGCCGGCGGTGTAGAGGCCGTTGGTCGCCAGCGTGCTGCTGTTGGTCGTGCCATTGGCGCTGTTGACCGCGTAGCTGGCCAAGCCGGGCGTGCCGGCCACGCCGATGGCGGTGGCCGCGTGAAGGCTGATGGCACAGGCCATCGCCGCGAGGGTGATGATGAATTTATTTTTCATGGTTCGTTTGATTTTAAGGATGGTGGTTATTGAGGTTTGCGGGGAGGCTTTTCACGGCCTCCCCGCGTGATTCAATCAGGCTTTCTGCTTGAGCAGCATCAACTGGCGCTCGTCGCCGATGCCGACGCCCCACTGGCATTGCGTCCGCATATTCGCCACTTCGTAGGCGTGGTCGAGGTATTTCACCACCATGAACGGAATGCCCAGCTTCGGGGTCGTCACCACTTCGATGGCCGCCGTGGCCGGCACGTCCGGCATGACCTTGGTGTAGTCCAGCGGGACGCGGCTCACGAAGAGCAGTCCGCTGCGAGTGCCGCCGATGCCAACAATCTTCGCCGCATTGCCGTCGCCCGGAACCACGAACATGGCGTTCGTGCCGGAGTCCGCTCCAGTGCCGCTGGTGGCGTTGTTGTCAACGACCAACTGCGAGGCGCGGAACTTGTTGTTGCCGATACGGGTGAACATGCCCGTCTGGATCAGGTTCTCGCCCTTGTTCTGCGCGATGCCCTGGATGGACTGGTTCAACTGGAACGCATCGCTCGCGGCGATGGTCGCCTCAAGGTTCGTGTGCGCCCAGACGTAGCGCATGAGTTCGACCGCGCCGGGGGCTTCGTCACCGCCGGGGAACTTGGACAGGTTCATCGCGGCGCGCAGGGCGCTGACGAACGTCGCCAAGGTCGCACCAGCCACGTTGAAGTAGCCTGCGCCAAAGGTCGGGTCAACATACGCCGAGGACGCCTTGATGGTCGAAGTCGTCACGCCGTCGTTCGCAAACCGGGTGCTGCCGTTGATGGCCGCGTTGATGACGGTGTAGAGGATGTATTCCGCCAGACCGTAAAGCTGCGGGGATTTCTGCTCGTTCATCAGTTGGCGAGCCGTCGCGCCGAGCAGCGTGTTGTTGATGCCGATGGAGCAGCCGGCGAAGTTCGCCATCTGCACCTGAACGTCCACGTCGTTGCCGCTGCTGGCGTTCGTGCCCCAGCTACCGGCCGCCGTCTTGAGCATGACGCCCGGCACCTTGATGTAGCGGGTGCGCGCCCATTGCTGGAACGCCACCGGAGTGCCGGTGACATCGGTCGTGATGTCGTCGAGCATGATGAGCTGGTTTTCGAGGTGGCCGAGGTTCCATTGCAGCGTCAGGGCGGTGTTGAGCACGCCCAAAGCGCCAGCCGGGTCGGCGTAGCCGTCGTAGGCCGCCTTCACGAAGTCCTCGGTCAACTGGAAGTTGCCGCCGCGTTCAATCATCTCACAGATGCTGGCCGCGATGATGGACTTCTGCTGGGCGGCCGCCTGCGCATCCTTGATGCCCTTCGCATCATTGTGCGTGGCGCGGATGATGCCGCCGTTGCGGAGCAGCTTGTGGTCGGATTCACTCGCTTGGAGGAAGCCGCGCACGGTTTCGCGCAGGCCAACGTCGCCGCGCTCGAACTTCGTGCCGGTGACGAACTGGCCGGCGTCAGACTGGGTCTGGCGGGCGGTCAGGTTCGGGGTTTCCAGCGCGGCCATCGCCTGGATGTATTTCACGCCGAGGCCGTCCTTGGTCGCTTCCATCGCCAGCGCTTCCACGCGGGCTTCGGCGCGGCCGGTGTCGTCCTTCGGGGCGAAGGCTTTGCTGGCCTTGATGGCATTATCCACGGCCACTTCGCGTGCGCGGATGAGGCGGTCTTCGGCTTCGGTGATGAACTCATGGCCAGAGGCCGTGAGGATGTCCTGTTCGGATGCCTTTTCGAGGGTCATCCAGTCGCCGGCTTTGAGCTTGCTCGAATCCGGGACCTTGGTGAGTTTGATCTTCATTTTGGTTTGGTGTTGGTGGTGTGTGTCCCGTGATTCTCGGTTAGCGGGTCTGACCGTTCGCGCCCACACGGGCGTAAATTGTTTCCAATGCGGCTCGCGTGGCCGTCGCCGGCACTCGAGCGGCCAGCTTCTCCACCGCCTCATGGTTCGCGGTTTCGCGGGCGTAAATTGCCGCCATCGGGTCGGGCGCGGCAGCAGCTTTTGCAGCAGCCTCGGCAGCCGCCTTCACCGTGTCGTCCTCGGCGGGCGGGGTGGTGGCGGTTGCTTGTGTGGTGTTTTTTTTAGCTTCGCCTGAATGATAAAAATACAAATCCATGTGCCGGTCGCTGGCGTCATCATGGGCTTTTTTCAACTGGACACCGGCGTGGCTTTGAATATCTTTCAACTCTCCGATTTTGTCAGATTCCTTTGTGTGATGATAACCGGCAGACAAATGGACGCCGGCAGCGGCCTGATGCTCTTTCGCCGTGCCTGCACCAGCAGATAATGTGTGAGCCTTTTCGCTCAATGCATGAGAAATTGCCGAATCGCCTGATGCCTTGCTTTTTTGAGCCGAATGAATTGATGCCAGCTTGCTGTGAACTTGGGGTTCATACCCAAAATTTTTAGCGGTAAACCGGTCTTTTTCGTCGTCACTGAATCCGCTGATGTCGTTA